TGAAGAATTCATGGAGGAAGACCTTGCTCGTTCCGGGCTGAGTCCAGAAGACCTCTACACGTATGTCGGCGGCATGGTAAAGATTCCTAAGGAGGCTCTTGGCGGTTACGTGATTCCCTATTTCGATCCAGATGGTCAACCTATCGTGGATACAGAGCGATATCCGCTTATGTATCGGGTGCGACTTCGGCCCAAGCCATTCACGGAGTGTCAGCGATACACCCAACCCTCGACCGAACAACTCCAGGCGCATGGACTGACGGGCAGTACTCCGTACTTCCCTCCGTACAAACGAGATGGTGACGTAATCTGCATTTGCGAAGGAGAGAAAAAGACCGTTGCGGTGATCAAACATTTAGGACTAGACGCAATCGGAATAGGAGGATGCTGGACATGGGGTAAGACACTCGACGTGCATCCGTGGATACTCGACGCTACGAAGGGCAAGAGAATCATTCTTATTCCGGATGCTGATGTTATGCGGTTCGACATCGCCCGCGCTTATGGGAATCTGGCCCATGCTCTCATTCAGCAAGGATGTAATGTTGAGATCATTAGGCTAGATGAAAAGATAGACGATTGGCTGGTCATGGGCGGAACGCTCACACAATTCTTTGACCTCCCACGAATCGCACCTACAGAGCTAAACCAGACAGGCGACCAACTCATAGAGCTTTACGATCTCGCGTTTAGTATCACGAGCAAAGGGATGCGCGTCCCATATCAGCACTCCTCGAATATCACAAAGCTGATAGAGAAACATCCAGCATTTCCAAAGATCTGGAATAATGCAGACACAAACCGGATCATGGTAGGAGAGAACATTATCATTCCAGACTCTACGGAAATGGAACTTGCGAACTATCTGCAACACAATCTAGGGTTTGATAAGGTCCACTATCGGTTGGTGCGGGATATAATCCGCGCACAGAGCAAGAAAAACGAGACGTCCCCGTTTCTGAATTGGGTCAAGGCTCACGCTTGGGATGGCACGCCTAGACTCGAAACGTGGCCTCAGAGACTTTGGGGTGTCGAAGATTCAGAGTACATCCGCGAAATAGCGACTAAGTGGCTCGTGTCTGCGTGCGCGCGTATGGACTGTCCAGGGACCAAGGTAGACTGGATGCTCATAACGGTGGGACCTCAGGGAACTGGTAAGACGTCAATGCCATCAGTGATGTTCCGGGAAAATAACCTGATCCTGTACGGCTCAGACAATGACAAAGACCTACACATGAAGATCCATAGTGCGCTCTGCATTGGGTTCGACGAGCTAGACAGCTTCGGGAAACGCGAAGCTTCGTTCCTAAAGGCGATGATCACTACGCCAATAGACCGATACCGTCCGCCCTATGGGAGTGTCATAGAAGAGCATGGGCGTCGGTGCGTGCTCTACGGTTCCGGCAACCGCCACGACTTCCTGGTGTATGATCCATCTGGTTATAGACGCTACGCAATCATGGAAGTCCCAAGACTTCTTGATTTCGCTGCGCTAGAGATCGAAGTTCCCATGCTCTGGGCAGAGGCATGGTTCCTGTACCAGACTGATGCAACCGAGTATTGGGAAGTCCGCAACGCCTCTATGATGGCAGAGGAGTATGTGGTCCCAAATGTGATGGAAGAGCAGGTAATAGAGTTCACAGAAAAGGTAGAGCAGGCCGGCAGAGACTCATTTACGATGCGAGATGTGCTCGCATATCTCGGGATGGCAGATCGCTACCAAGACGCATACAAGACAAAAGAAATCGCTGGTATCCTAGCGAAACTAGGATACCAGCGAATTAGGAGTGGCGGAACTCGGCGTTGGCAGAAGATCCGTTAAGCGTACCTGCCGTGAGCTTCGAGGATTCCCGTGAAGTTCCGCAGATGGTAGCAGAGCTTACGGAACTGCTGATCGACCTCGTCGGTGACTTCGCACTCTGGATCGCTGTAGCCCGAGAGATCGGCGCTACCGGCGGTGCAGGCCTCCACGAGGGCAATGATTGGGTCGTAAGAGAACTCGTTGGTAAACCGAGCGTAGTCGGCCCACACCGTCGCGTTGAAGACTCGCTGGCAAACGTACCGAACGGGGAGCTGCTCGTAGAGCTTGCTGATTTCCGCGTGGGTGTGGTCCAGGAATGCGTAGGTAGGATCGTCGAAGTGCATGGAACCGTCCCAGGCATCTGCGACAAAGGCTTTGAATGAGAACATTGCGATCTACTCCAAGGGCACCATGCCCGCTAAGTGAGCAGTATAGCAAGCGACCCAGTCCTGCGCAAGCAAGACCGGGTCGCAATGGACCAATCAGTTGGGGGCGGTCAGCCCATGGAACCCTCGGCCGGGTACTCCTGGACCACCTCACCCTCCCCTAACGCCTGGAATGCTCGGCGCTTGAGCACCTCGCACTTCTTGAATACGTCCGGGTTGGATTCGTCAATAGCCATCAGCATGGCCCAGACTGCATCCTTTTGCTCCTGGTGGGTCTGCAGTACCGACACCGTCTGGCCATCTTTAAGCGTAACACGAATCTCGTAGTACATGATTTACTCCGTAACGTCGGTGGGGGACTGGGTCGGCGTAAAGCACTCCCACAGTCCGTAATTGCTGAGGTAGTCCAGGTTGCCGCCATGCTCCCGCATGACCCGCTCCAGCAGTTGGCGCTCCAGGTGCTTTACGATCAGCCTAGCCTCCAGCTCGCTAAAGGTCTTGGCATCCTCAAAGTCCTTGGTGGTATCGATCACCAATTCGTAAATGTTGGCCGGATGTTCGTACTCCCCGAGTTCCTCCGGCTTGCGGGTCTGCTTAAACTCCGCCTTGCTCAACCAGCACCCAATCCCCAAGCAATCGTGCGCCACGTACCAGTTTGAATCTTTCATATCTTGACTAACTCCAGGGGCACCATGCCCCGCCAATTCGCATAATAGCAAAAGACCCCCTCCCACGCAAGTAGGAGAGGGTCTCGGAGGGCTCTATTTACTCGCCGGTGTAGTTGCTGAAGATCATGCGCGGCCAGCCCTTGCGAGGCCACCAGAGAATCTCAAAGTAGAATGGGATGGGCGAGCCGTCCACTGCATTTTCGTTCCCCCATCGCAGGCGGAACGGTCCAAACGATTTAGCTCCATTCATTAGCAATCATCTCCGAGTAAGCCAGGAAGATCCTCACAGGCTGGGATGTACCCGCCGGAGGGGTTGTGGGTCGCGCAGCCACCGAGCAAGATGGCAGCCAGAATTAAGAGGAGAGCCTTCACAGCTTGACCCCCGTTTGCCGCTCAATTTCCGTGAGCGCTGCCTGTGCGATTCGGGCTGCGTTCTGGAAGTGGGCCGCGATGTCCAACTGTCCCTGGTTCAGGAACTTGTTGGCCTTGTCCATAGACTGATGCCTACGGATCTCCAGGGCTTGGACTATGTCCAGCACCATCTGTACATCAAGTTTCAACGTCTTCACTCTACACTCCTGTATTGCCATTGGCAATGTGGGATTTTGGTACACCACGCGAGAATTGTACGCGGGTCTGCGGGCGGGAGCAAGCAAAAGATGGTCGTTGTCCGTGCCACTCCGTGTCACTCGCCGTGCCACTTAGATTTTCTAGTGGCACACTCTAAGTTGTTGTTTTGTAAGGCTCTTTTTAATCCGTGCCACTCCGTGCCACTTAAATATCCATCTTTACACGGCAAGTGGCTCAAATGACTCATAGAAGAGTGATTAGTATTATGTAAAATGTTGTGGTCCTAGTGGCACGGATGCTCTAGTGGCACACCCCTACTGTCGCGGAGGGGGTAGTGGCACGGAAAATGCGGCTGTTTGGAGATCTTAGCAGATGGTCACCACCCCAGAAGCTCTCAGAGTCTACCCCCTGTTCACAGAACTCCCGCCAGGACCCTCCCAGATTACGTAACGTGCTAGACACATTATGTAATCTCGAGTTTTAGAGCCAGACCGCGTACATCCGAGAGTCCTGACTCGCCCGCTCGCGCACGTCGCTCGCTCGTGCGCGGCGTCGCTCCATCATTTACCATAACGTGCCTGCCACATTATGTAATCTCGCGCGCAGGCGCGCAGGCGCGCACGCGCGTTGCAAAAATCGTGCCAACCCAAAAACATGCAAAATCCATGCCAACTATGTCATTTACCATAATGTAGCTACCACATTATGTTAGCTATAGGTGGGCTGCGCATCTTGGCACGCAACTTGCATGGCGCACGGGCACGCGCAAATAACACAATAGCTATGGCATGTAAATACGTATTTGCACTTATTTTATTGCCGCGGCAATACGCCTATATTTGCACCACTGCCGCGGTGCATGGTGTGCCACGGCAGCAAACCAAAAGGTGTAGCATGTCCGAAGTTAACACAGCCGAAGTTGCCGCCCCCGCCCACGTTTTCGGGGGCACCGTGGCCGAAGTAAAGGGCCAGTTCAAAGGCGCGTCCGACCGGGCCGCGTGGCTTGCGCTGGCAGCCGCCCACGTCGGCCAGCCAGTGCAGGCATGGTATGCGGCGGCGGTCGCCATTGGCCCCAGCGGGCCTAGCAAGGCGCCCAAGTCCGAACCGGCCCACAAGTGGGTCAAGTGGCTTATCAAAAACGCCTACGTAATTGTGGCGTAAAAGCCACGCGGCGCGGGGGTGTGGTGTAAAAGCCACACCCCTTGTGGCTTTTGTGCAACAGGATTTTTATTTAGTACACGATTTACCATAATGTGCCTGACACGTTATGTTAACAGGAGGGACAGTACGGGGTGATTATATACATGGACTACATAATGAGGGATTATGTTAATGATTAAGGATTATTAAGGAGAGATTAAGGATTGATTATGTTAAAGGATCGTACCCACCCCCTAGGATGATCCAAAATCACAACTACAAAAACACTAACATCCATCCCTTCCAAGTCAGCTAGACCAAAAGTTCATCAACACTTGTCATTCCTCTGATTTTGTGGTATACTCGTGTAATGAAAGATCAATACACGAGTCTACCACCGGTCCCCATCGATGATTTGCACGAAGTGCAATCAATCTCCAAGTATTACTCTCCTCAACGACTCGACGGAGCAAGACCACTCGCCGGACGAGCAAACATCGCCATCTCAGACACCTTCGACCTCATTGGAGGAGTCCCGAGACTTGCGCTTTGGGCGGACAGGAACCCAGGACAGTTCTACACGAAACTATACGCCCGGACATTGGTGGCGGAATCAACGCAGAACGTGTCCGGCCAAATAACGATCATTAGCTCCATCCCACGCTCTCCGCTAGACGGAGAGTACGAGGACGTTACCGATGACGGAGATCAGCCTAAGTTACTCCCCTAGACCGTTCTTCGTCCCGTTCCACCAGCGCCACTCTCGTTTCTCGTCTATTGTCGCCCACCGTCGATGCGGGAAAACTGTCGCGTGTATCAACGACGCCATCGCCCGCGCTCTGTACAACAAGAAGTCGCACCCCCGTTACGGATATATCGCTCCAACCTATCGGCAAGGTAAGGAAATCGCGTGGCTCTACCTCAAAGACTTCGCCAAGCCGGTCATCAGACGAGCCAGAGAGTCAGAGCTGTCAATCGAGCTCATAAACGACGCTAAAATCACCATCTTTGGTGCCGACAACCCAGATTCCCTCCGCGGTCTGTACTTCGACGGTGTCATCCTGGACGAGTACGGCGACATGCGGCCATCCCTCTGGGGAGAAGTCATCCTTCCGACTCTCGTAGACAGGCGCGGATGGGTGGTGTTCATCGGCACGCCCAAGGGGATGAACCATTTCTACGACATCCATACGCAGTATGCAGACGATCCGGACGCTTTCACGCTCACGCTGCCGTACAACGTCACGGACATCATCCCCGCGGAGGAAATTGAGAATATACGGAAGCAGATGTCGGATGAGCAGTTCCGCCAGGAGTTCATGTGTGACTTCACCGCCGCCATTACAGGAGCCTACTATGCGAAGCTCCTCGAAACTCCTCTCGCTGGCCCTGCGTACGACGCCTCGATGCCTGTCTTCGTCTCTTCCGACCTCGGCTACACAGACTCCACAGCCCTCTGGTTCTGGCAAGAATACGCAGACGGCCCCAATGTCATCGATTATGAAGAAGCAGATAATCAGGCGTTGGCGTATTACTTTGACCTTCTGAGATACAAAAGCTACGCTTTTGAGACAATCTGGCTCCCACACGATGCAATGGCGAAAAGTCTCCAAACCGGAAGATCTACGATCGAGCAGTTCCTCCAGGCCGAATTCCCAGTACGCATCGCTCCTAAACTCGCCATCCAGCACGGTATCGACGCGGCCAGAAAGATCATACCGATCACGCGGTGGCATTTAGATAACGACCGGATCAGGTGGGGACTCAACGCGTTGCGGTCGTATCGGCGGCAATATGACGAAGTCAAGAAGATCTATAAAGATGCTCCTCTCCACGACTGGACATCACATTGCGCCGATGCATTCAGGCTATTGTCACTGGTGTGCAAAGGTGCTATACTCCTTCCCCAGCCCGAGGCGCCGACGTCTCCTCGACCGACTTACGAGTTCTGCCTTGAGGACCTCTGGGAATGCCATCCGAAGCAGAATTTAAGGATTTAGGCAAGTCTTCCTTCTGGCAAGACGAAATCTCGGCTGGAGAGAAGGAGTTACAGACCTTCCGAGACCAGGGAAAGCGAGTCATTGAGAAATTCCTGGATAAAAACTCTGATCCGAACCGCAGAAGGGATAATCTCAACCTCTTTCACTCCAATGTCGTCACGATGCGGGCGATGCTCTACGGCCAGACGCCGAAAGTGGATGTCGGCCGCAGATATCAGGACGCAAATGACGATGTAGGCCGAGTGGCGGCCGAAATTCTCGAAAGATGTCTAAATAACGACATCCAATTCAGTGACGAGACGTTCTCAGAGGCTCTCCGGGCCTGTTTAGACGATTTCTTGCTCCCAGGACTCGGGCAGGCGAAAGTTCGTTACGAGCCCGTGATCATGGACGGTGAAATAGCGTCTGAATCGGCCCCGGTGGACTATATTCACTGGCAAGACTTCTGCTGGAGTCCTGGATGTCGCGCGTGGCCGGAAGTATGGTGGGTCTCGTTCAAGACTTACATCACGAAGGAGGAAGCGAAGGAGAAATGGGGCAAAATCGCTGAAAGAATGAATTATGTCGCCAAGACGAAGAGAGATGAGCGAGATAACCCCTCCGATCAGCATCTTTACGCTGAAGTTTACGAAATCTGGTGTAAGAAGAACAGATGTCTCTACTGGTTCTCCAAAGGTGTCGACCGTCTGCTAGGGAAGCAGTCAGACCCACTCAAGCTTCGTGAGTTCTGGCCGTGTCCGCGGCCAATGCTGGCGAACACGACCACTAGCACTCTCGTGCCGAAGGCAGATTACATCTTCGCTCAGGACCTCTACATACAGATCGACACGCTGTCGACCCGTCTGGCTATGCTCGCCAAGGCGGTGAAGGTCGTGGGCGTGTACGATAAGTCCTCCAGCGCCGTCCAGAGGATGTTGAACGAAGCCACGGAGAATGAACTCATTCCCGTCGATAATTGGGCGATGTTCGCGGAGAAGGGTGGTCTGAAGGGACAGGTAGACTGGCTACCCATTGAGGAGATTGTCAAGGTAATGCAGACGCTCGCGCAGGTGCGGGAGCAGTGCATTCAGCTTCTCTACCAAGTGACTGGCATGTCGGACATCCTCAGAGGGGCCACGGACCCCAGAGAGACGAAGGGCGCACAGGAACTGAAGTCGAAATACGCTTCTATTCGCATCCAGGCCATGCAGGACCTCTTTGCGAAATTTGCGTCCGACATACAGAAAATCAAGGCTGAGATCATGGTAAAGCACTACCAGATCAACAGCATTATCACGCAGAGCAACATTGCCTTCACCCCCGACGCACAATATGCTCAGGGAGCCGTAGCGCTCATAAAAGACCCGAAAAACATGATCTGGCGAATCCAAATACGACCGGAATCCGTAGCGATGGTGGATTACGCACAGCTCAAGCAAGAGCGCACTGAATTCTTGATGGCGTCGAGCCAATTCATGCAGAGCGCGGCTCCATTGGCTCAATTAGACAAATCAGTGACTCCAACCCTCCTCGAACTGTTGAAGTGGGGTCTATCGGGCTTTAAGGGCGCTCAACAGATCGAGGGGGCGTTGGACAAGGCGATCGCGCAAGCAACAGAGGCCATGTCGAAGCCACCTCCGCCACCTCCACCGGATCCGAAGGTCGAAGCGGCCAAGATCAAGGCCCAGACGGATCAGCAGCTCGCACAGCAGGAATTTCAGCAGAAGCAGATGGAATTCCAACAGCAGATGCAGCAGGATCAGCAAAAGTTCCAGCAAGAAATGATCCAGATGCAGAAGGAGTTCGAGCTGAAGATGCGACAAGCAGAAATGGAAATTGGCATACGGCGAGAGGAGGCACAGCTCAAGGCTCGCGAGCAGTATGTCGACGCTGCGCTGAATATTGAGCAGCAGAGGGAAACGACGGAAATCCAGAATACTGCGAATCGTGAGCAGCATGATATGAAGATGGAACAGATGAGGCAGAAACCGAAGACCAATGGAGGGTCGGGGTAGGCCCGGAAGACGAGGAAAAGTAGGTGACTCTGGTGCGCAGGACCTATCACTATGACGAAGCAACCCAGACGATGGTCGAGGGTCCTGCGCCCCAGAGATCTCGTGGTTCGGGCGATGGTTGGCGGTATAATGATAGGATTTATAGCTCTGCTCCATTTCGTGGAATACATGGTGAACTTATCAACTCGCGTAAATCTCACCGCGAATACATGGCTCGACATAGCCTCACGACTGCAGATGACTTTACCGAGACCTGGAAAAAGGCGGCTGAAGATAGACAGAAACCGGACCCATCTCTGAAACAGGACGTCATCAATGCCTTCGAAAAGTGCAGCGCAAGCGAAGCTAATGCGAGCGGTCGCGCACGGTTGGAAGAAGCCCGGAGGCGGAGGCCCACCGATGAAGGTAGCTAAAGAGTTTGTCATGGCGGACAAACTTAGGAGGAAACGTAAGTGATTACTCTTACACTTCTCTTGCTCTTGGCGGCAGTGATTGTGGCTATTGCCTCTGCAATGGGGAAGGTCCCACTGTGGATCTCCGTTATCCTGCTCTGCATCGTCGTTACTTTGGTGGTCTATCCTGGTAGAGTATAATGGACCGATCACTGCGTTACGCGAAAGCTCTTCGAAAGTGGCAGGAGGAGCACCCTGTTCTGGATGTGGGAATTGGCTTCGTCCCCGGAGTCGGTCAAATCTACGGAGCTGCTTCTTCTGCCGCTGCGCTGCGTGATCCAGATGCTTCTGCTTTAGAGAAGGGGATGGCTGGACTCTCCATGTTACCGATGGGGAACCTGATGTCTAAAGCGGGGAAGCTTCGCAAAGTCGTCATTGGTGAGAGAATCGCCAAAGGGACGGCGCATGAAGATGATTTACGAAGGGCGAAAGAGCTATATGAAGGAGAGGATGTCATTGATCGGACGGCCGGAGCTACTGTTCCCTCCAAGGGGCCGAAGGGCGTTACTCGTTTCTTAGAGGGTGATCCCAGGATTAATGACTATATTCAGCGTGAAACTGGATGGTGGAAAGATCCTGAAACTGGTCGATGGATGAAAGAATTGCACGATACTGGCTCTCATGTAGATATGCAGAAATTGCGTGATCTACCACCGGATGCTGCAAAGTTTCCTGCCCGACCGCAGAATTTCACCACACTAGATAAGATACTATCCCATCCAGAGCTAGATAAGCTGCCTGTAGCCAGAAAGCTGCGGCAGGAAACAGAATTTATCAAACCTCCAGATTATAGACCTGGTCGAGGGCACCATAGAGGTGAGTTCACCTACGTAGATTCTGGTGGGAAGATGCAAGATTATCCTCATCAGATCGCGGTAGGAGACCCTCAAGTACCGACTTTGGAAAATTTCTCTAAAACTCGAGATGCGGCACTTCACGAACAGCAGCATGGTATAGATTTCCATGAAGATTTCTCTGCTGGTGGAATGCCGAAAGGAAAAACTTGGGAAGACTATAAGGATTATCTTAAAATTCCAGGAGAAGTCCATGCTCGTATTTCTGCCCTTCGTAGAAATATGACTCCGGAAGCACGGCGGAAATTCCCGTTCCATAAGCATATACGGGAAGAAAATATGCGGATCACTAAAATGGATCCGAAGAATGGTGCCGCAGACATCAGGTACGCGACTATGGACGATTTACGCGACCTTATGAAGAAGTACGGGATGGCAGATCCTGATGAGTTCTTGAATCCCGGCCCATAAAGGAGAATGATATGCCCGAAAATGACGACCTCCGTTCTGCCCTTGAGGAAGCCTTTAATGAACAAGAGCAAGCAGAACAACCAGAGACCGAAGACAGGGGATCCGTCGAGGACTCCAAGGAGCCCGTGGGGACTCCCGCAACAGAAAGTGCCGAACCTGAAAGCACTGAAGAGGCCGATACTCCACCTTCCAAAGAAGATAAACCAAGGGACGAGAAGGGTAAATTCACCAAGGTAGAGGGAAAGCCTCCGGTAGAACCAGAGAGAACGCAAGATTCTGCGACTAAGTTCCGCGCCCCAGATTCTTGGGACCAGAAGGCTAAGGTTCACTGGGATAAGCTTCCGCCTGATGTTCAGCAGGAGGTAGCCCGCCGAGAACGGGATATGGTGATGACTCTCCAGAACACTGCGGGTCAGCGGAGACTAGCGGACGACTTTGTCCGTACAATCAACCCGTTCATGGTCTTCCTAAATGCGGAAAACGTACACCCGTTGGAAGCGGTCAGACAGCTCTTTGGACAAGCGGCTATTCTTCGAATTGGAACTCCGGCCCAGAAAGCTCAACTTGTTGCGAATGTTGTTAAGACTTTCTCTGTTCCCATTAAAGATCTTGACGCTGCTCTCGTCGGGGAAGAAATTCCAGACCAGGAAGGGAAGATAGCGCAGATAATTCAGCAGCAGCTCGCTCCCGTTAATCAATTCATGCAGCAGGTCGGACAGCTTCGGCAAGAGCATTATCAGAGAGTAGATTCAGATCTAGATCAAGAGATAGAGACGTTCGCCGCAGATAAGCTGAACGAGTATTTCTATGATGTGAAGGACGATATGGCAGACATCATGGAGATGGCTGCTCGGCAGGGAAGAAACGTAACGCTGAAACAAGCGTATGATCGCGCTTGTAAGATGAATGAGTCTGTGCAGGAGCGTGTCTCTGCTAAGAAGAGAGAAGCGGCTGAAAAAGCGAAGATGGCGTCCACAAGCCTTCCGGCGAGAGGTGCCCCGACCAAGACACCCTCTAAAGGAGGCAGTGTGAGAGACGACTTACTCGATGCATTCGAGACAGTTGCAAATCGGCAATAGATGTGCTACAATCCTGCCCCAATCGGGAACTAGGACGCCCATCCCTCCAACGGGAAGCGTGCCTCAAGGTCCGAGAGTGGCAACTCTTAAACCTGAGGTGAAGTCATGGCGTTCCCAAATGTAAGCGATATCATCGCAACCACGATCGAGAATCGTAGTGCGAAGATTGCAGACAACGTAACGAAGAACAATGCTGTCCTGGCTCAGCTGAGTCAGAAGGGCAGGATCAAGACAGTATCCGGCGGAAGCAAGATCTTCCAGGAGCTCTCCTTCGCAGAGAATGCGAATGCCGGATGGTATTCTGGCTATGACCTGCTCCCGGTGGCGGCGCAGGACGTAATCAGCGCGGCTGAGTTCGATTTCAAACAGGCGGCGTGCCCTGTGACGATTTCGGGCCTCGACATGCTGAAGAATGCGGGCAAGGAGCAAATCATCGACTTGCTCGAGGGTCGCATCACGGTGGCCGAATCCACGATGTCCAATCTGGTATCGGGCGGCCTCTACAGCGACGGGACGGCGGCGGGCGGAAAGCAGATCGAGGGTCTGAACAAAGCAGTCGCGATGGTGAACACGAACACCTACGGCGCGATCGACGCGAATACGTGGGTCTTCTGGCGCAACAAGGTCATGGACCAGACGGCTGCTCAGATGACTGCCACGGCGATCCAGGGCTACTTCAACACGATGTGGGGACAGTTGGTTCGTGGTTCGGACCGGCCGGACCTCATCATGGTTGATGCAGGCGTCTGGGGCGTCTATCTAGCGAGCCTACAGGCGATGCAGCGGTTCACGGGAACGGAGACTGGAAAGCTCGGCTTCCCGACGATCAAGTACATGGATGCAGATGTAGTGCTCGACGGCGGCATCGGTGGATTCTGCCCCACGAACACGGCATTCTTCCTCAACACGAACTACCTGCATTATCGTCCGCACAGCGCGCGTAACATGACGTCGCTGAACCCGAAGAACCGCTATGCCATCAACCAGGATGCAGAAGTGCAGATCCTGGCGTGGGCTGGGAACCTGACCTGTTCTGGTCGCCAGTTCCAGGGACGCATGGACTTTAACGGTTGACGGAGGTGGAGCTTTGAGGGTCTGGTTATCGGACCCTCTTCTTTCCACAGGAGAAATCTATGCCTGCATCACTTCCTGGATCTACCCTTGCGGAAAATCTTGCCATTCCATCAGCTGGACCGTTAGTCACGTTTGACCCATTGTCTGGCCCGAAGGCGGCTCCGTTCGACGCAAGTAAGATCGACTATTCGACAGGGACTCCTCCGGGGTGGAACGCCACCACGAAGATTCCTGTCAAGGTGAATGATCCCGCCAATCTCTCTACTGGTGGGCTTTCTACTGGTATCGGCTTCGGGTCATCCGGAGTACCTGGAATCATCCAAGGCGCGGCTGCTGCGAACAAGCAGTTCCCCGACAAGAACTTCAACGACGATTACACCGTCGGTGTCACCAAACCAGATAACACAGCAGGCACGAATTCTACTCACGTATACATTGGCGGCGGGAAATCCAACGCTGCTGGAACTCCAGTTCCGTATACTACTGGATTCGCACTGTGCGCGGCTGGACAGGGGTCACCGAGAGAAGCGACGGCGCTGGGATTCCCAATGAAAACTGTGACGGCAGCAGCGGGAGTCGCAGCGGGAGCAGCAGTAGAGACTGGCTTCGTGAATGCTTCTGGTGTCGCCTTAGTCACAGGGCAGAGCGTGTTCGGTGTCGGGACCACTTCTAACGTAGCCCCGACAGAATTAGAAGAACTAGAAGCGGAAACTCCGGAAGAAGAGGTAACTTTCACTGAAGAGCAGTACGAAGCTGCTGAGGAGGAAGAAGAGGAACAGGCTGAAGAGGAGAAGAAAGGACGCACCAAAAGGCGGAGATAATGAGTATATTTAATGGTCTAGCTCCCAACGGGGTCATTCCAGTAGGGGATGGCCCCGTTGTCAATTGGTTCAATGGACTTCCGTTAAACGAAGAAGGAGCCGTAGTCGTAGCAGAAACACTTCCAACACACTTTCATGGAGATCTACCATTTGACGACGATGGTAACATCTGCGTCTCTAGATCTGCCCCTACGAGATTTGAGAATGGTCTTGCATTCACAGCAGATAACCAGCTTGCGCTGAGCGCTGGTCCCGCGACAGGATATAGCTGCGGGACTCCATATGCAGACAATGGCGCTCTTGTAGCGAATATCCAAGAAGCTCCCCCAGAGCCGCAGCCTGAACCTCCGAGTGAAGAATTTGAGCCTCAGCCTGGATATTCTGTCACGTGGGAAGGTGAGTTAAAGGATGGCACCGAAATCACCATTGTGGGTGCGAATCTCGGTGGTGGTCCAGCTCACACATGGCTTGACCGTATTGATAATCTGCTCAAGTACCAGAATCTTGGTGACGTTCCTGTCCCCACTGGCTCTGCTGGATACTACGCGCAGAATAGTACGAGCGGTTCTGGTGGGCAGAAGGTCAAGCTATCCAGTGCGAACCCTCGGCATTCTCGCCAACACAGGAACTATCGTATAGACGGTAGAGGAGTTGCGAGCTACAGTGATGGTTACTTGTCTGATCCCGCTGCGATGGGTGGGAATAATCCTGGGCCTGAGTTCTCTAGAGCCTATTGCCGAATGTTCGTGCATTTCTCAGCTCAGCCACCGGCTCATGCGATTAAGTGGTTCCGTATCTGGGGAGCAGATGATAAGAACCGTATCTGCTCCATAACGACGGACGGCGGGAGCTATATCAAGTTCGGTCAAACAGGTGGTGCGGATTCTACTCGTTTCTGGAAACAGGCGCGGCCTCCGGCGAATACGTGGACGGTGATGGAAATCTACGTCGACGTACCTGCGGGTGGAGCGACTGGCTTTATTCAGAACCGAATGGCGAATAAGCCCATCAATACGCTGACTGATGCCACACGTAACTTGACTGGTCGTGGTCACAGATTTGCGATTATGGGCTACGACGCAGGCTCTGAACCAGAAGAGCCGAAGCTGCCGGTCATCGATATTGGTGAGATCTACTGTGCAGACTCAGAAGCTCGTGTACTGGTGACAGAGTCTTCTGACTGGACTGCTATCGGCAATAAGCAAGAGCTTTGTGAGCTGGTAGAGTGGGGAAATGGACGGATCAAGGTGAAGCTCTGCTTGGGCCAGTTCGCCGATGCTACAGACAAGAAGCTCATATTGGTCCGGCATGACCGTAGCGTAGTCTTCGTGGGTACGTTCAAGACTTCAGAAGCTCCGCCGATTCCTGTACCCCCCGAAACTGGTTTTGATCCAGCTCCAGGATACGATGTGCGAGGTGACTTTCGACCAGATGGTGTCATTACTATTAAGCGAGATAGAGGAGCATTTGGTCAAGGACCTACCGTCGTAATGTTCGATGATCACCGTTCAGGGTCTCCTGGTGATCAAGCGCCTCTTATGTCCACGATAGGTTCTTGGAGTAAGTATCGCGATGGTTCTCTTGGACCAATTATTGCAGAAGGCGGACGGACAGGGAACTGCATTTCGGTCTGGAATCCCGATGGAGCTACGAATGCTCGCCAACTCGCACGTGAGTTAGTAACTGGACAGACATTCTCTGAATTCTACGTCAGTTACTGTATGAGGTTCCGGGATGGTAAGAATGCCGATACGCCGAACAAGTATGGGTCCAATCTGAAGTCTGTGTGGTTCACGAACGGCGGACCTGGAAACACTCCCGGTGGCGCAGCGAATATGGATATCCACTGTTTGTCGTGGCCCGATGTTACGAATAGTGTGCTCAGTGGAAATAATGCCTATCAGTCTGTGTATCTCATTCCACGGACTTTCTGGAGTAAGACGAAGTGGAATATGATCCAGATTTGGCTCAAGCCTGGAGACCCCATTGGTGATGCCAACGATTACGTGTACGCTCGGTTAGATACGACAGACGCAATGCGTGAGCGTGTGCGGGATGATCGAAGAGTTTACAAAGCTGACCGTCCAAAGGAACTGAAGTGGTTCGGTGTTCTGGGATGGGCGGGGAATCTCGATGATCCGCATACCTTTGATCCGCTGATGGACGATATTTACTTGGCAATCGGTCCACACTCCGCTGCTCGCGTAATGCTCGGCAATGCGTCGACATGGGCAGGATGTACGGACTTCGCGCTTGCCACGCCAGTAGAGTGGAAGGATGGAGAGCTTACTGTTCGCCTCCGTGCTGGTCCTTGGACCGACTTCACAGGTAAGCATCTCTATGTCGTTAACGAGGATAACTCTCCGGAATACGCCGGTGAAATAACAGGAGAATGAAATGGCTGATATAAGCATTGAAGAGCTCGCCGATAACGTCAACAATCCATTGTTTGGGGATGATCGATTGGGTGTTCTATTCTATAATAAGGCGGTCGAGGATAAAGACCGTTCTTTGGCGGAAGGACGGCGGTGCTTCAAGAATCGTGAGTTTGTAAAGATCATGGTTCCTGGAGACCGCCTGAACATAGTGGAACGCCCAGTCCAGGTCACGGGTACGCTACCGACAGATGATCGTATGCGCTTCCCCAAACAGTATGCTCGCTTCAAAAATCAGGAGGAGCAGAAAGCTAATGAAGGCACACCCTTATCTCTCTGGCCCACCATTCCCGAAACTCTCGCTAAGGAGCTTGAGTTTATCAATGTCTTCACTGTGGAGCAACTGGCGACGCTGGCTGACGTCCACGTGGCGAAGATTCCGGGAGGCGCTCAGTGGAAGAACAAAGCCACCGACTTCGTAACCGCAATGAAAGATCAGGCTGTTGTCACAAAGATGCAGTCTGAGCTGGACAAGCGGGATAACGAAATCGACACCTTGAAGAAGGCAGTCGCAGATCAGGCAGCCAGGATCGAGGAGCTGGCAAAGAGGAAAGGATGAGCGTATTCACTGGAATGGGAAATCCTGCAACTGGTAGGATAAAGGCGAATTCAGCTATTGCTGTCGTATCCTATTGGAGGGGACTGCCTATCTCAGCAGATTATAAGCTCTGCTTTGACTCAACCAATCCTATCGCTAGTGTGTCCAGTGGTATTCCTATAACAACTGCCGGAAAAGTCGCCACTTCGGCAGGTCCGATTGCGAGTTACTGTTCTGGTATCCCCTATGACGCAGCGGGTAAGATCGTTGCGACGGCAGCAGCAGCAGTTTCGTATGATCAAGGAGTTGGACTTACAGCCGGCGGCGGACTAGCACTGGAGTAACGATGGCTAGATTCCAAACCATTGGAGATCTTGTTAACCGAGTGGCCGTTGCCATCGGTCTCAACAAGGTTACAGATCCATTTGCTTCAGCAGATCCTGCATTCGTGCAGCTCTGTAATCTAGCGAATGAGGCAGGCCAAGATTTAATCCAGGCTGCTGACTGGCAGATGCTGGAAAGGTCGCATAATTTTACGACCGCTCCGGGGGACACTGGTCTGTATGACTTACCAGCCAACTTTAGTCATATGATTGACCAGACAGGATGGCAGCGCGGAGTTCCCGGTTCAGCCTATCCCCTTCTTGGTCCTGCCTCACCCCAATGGTGGAGTTATCTTGAAGCTTCCCAGCTCTACTCTGTTACGATCTACGCATGGTTCCGTATCTCCGAAGGTCAGATTCAATTATGGCCTCAACCTCCTGCGCCTGGGATTCCCGTGGGATTTAAGTATATCTCGCGGAATTGGGTACAAGACGGCACGAGCCCTCCAGGAGCGCCGACGTATAAAGATTTCGTATCCGCCTCGGCAGATCTTCCGCTATACGAGCCGATCCTCTTCCTAAAGAAATTGAAGGTCGTATTCCTCCAGGCGAAAGGGTTTGATACGAGCAAGGCGGAAGACGAGTTTAATCTGGCTCTGGATGCTTGGGTCGGTAAGGATAAATCAGCACCTATCCTCTCACTCAATGGGCCAGTCGGCTACCGGAATCCATTCCTCAACCAATACATCAACGTCCCAGAGACGGGGTTTGGTGACTGATGCCTCTAGCAGCAGGAAAGAAGTTCGCCGAGCTAGCGGGTCGTAGACGACGTCCGCAGAAACAGATCACGCAGCCTGTCTTTCTTCCCTGCGCCCAAGGCGGGATTAACGCGGTCAGCTCTGCAACCGAACTTCAGCCTCAAGATGCTCTTGTTCTCATCAACATGGTTCCGTCGCAATACGGAGTCCGTGTAAGGAAGGGATATCGTGAATGGTGTCCGCCAGTCCCGGCTGGGTCAGGAATTAGAACCCTCGTCCCATTCAAGCACCCTTCGAATGCGAGTGTCCTCGATAGACTCTTCGCATTTACAAGCGATGGCATCTATGACGTTACTTCTGCAGGAGTTGCACCGACTAAGAAGTTTGATTTCACGGTTAAAGCAGGAAATGCAGGATGGGCATCGTGGCAGAATTATGTTACCATCGCCGGATCCTATCTCCTCGCAGCAGATGAAGAAAATGGATACCTACTCTACACCGCGTCCACAGATACCTGGACAGTTGGATCTATTTCCGGAGGAATAACGCCCGATAAAGTTGAGTTCGTCACCGTATGGAAGAATAGAGTCTGGGTAATCGAGCGTAACTCTGGCCGAGGATGGTATCTACCTGTCGGACAGATCTCTGGCAATGCTGCTTCGTTTGAGTTCGGTAACAAATTCAAGTACGGAGGTCTGCTCAAGAGTCTACATAACTGGACTCTTGATGGTGGCGAAGGAGTTGATGACTATTTAGTCGCTCTCTCCGCTGCGGGTGATATGCTGGTCTACAAGGGCACTGATCCAGCGACCGCACCCTCTAACTTCAACATGAATGGATGGTGGTACATTGGCGATATGATGGAGGGACGGCGGCAAGCGGATGACATGGGCGGAGAGCTATTGATCATAACTAGCTACGGGGTCATTCAAGCTTCTAAGTTGATCGCTGGTATGCCGCTCACGGATGCACAGGCGAGTATCTCCTTTAAGATCAACCCTCGACTCGCTGGTCTCATCAACCGAGGCGTGGTCCAGCGGGGATGGCAGATTGTTCTTAGTCCTATCGACCAAATGATTTTGCTCCTTACTCCTAAAGAATTAAGTCAGCCCTATACTCAGTTCTGCTACAACACTCAGACTCGAGCATGGTCTCAATTCGTAGGTGTGCCAATCAACACAGCCTCAGTATTTCATCGTGAACTGTACCTCGGAGACCTAGATAATAGGATCTATGTTTTCGCGGGGGCGGTAGATCATGTGATGCTAGAGGATGATGGAGAGACGGCGCAGCCTATTGAGTGGGAAAGTCTTACGAGCTTCCAAGGATATAATCAGCCTGCTAGATTCAAGAGGGTGCAGTTTCTCAGGCCGATGTTCATCGGTCAAGCTACTCCTCTCTATACAACGCAGGCTCGCTATGACTTTAACTTGTCACAACCTCCCGGCTCCCCTCCATATACTCCGCCGACTAGTGGTGCATGGGATACGTCGATTTGGGATATAGCTTTCTGGGGTGGAAGCTATATTGTAGATCAGCCGCCCATTGGAGGGGATGGTCTCGGACGATATGTGGCGGTCTATATGCGCGGTCGATCCGGTGCGGAAACGACGCATATCGGAACCGACGTCATGTTCGACATGGGCGGCATCCTGTGAAGCCTGTAATTAGATTCCGTGCAGCAGAAGACCACGATGCTCGCTGGTTCTGTGCGACTTTGAATCTCATTCCTACTACGGAGTTTGGTGGGATTGTCGCATACAATGATCAATTTGCGATGGGAATGGTCGGGTTTGATAACTGGACTCCCAACAGTGTAATGATGCACTTCCATATCCGTCAGCCCCGGTGTCTTATCCCTTTATGGAATGAAGCACTCGGGTACTTGTCAAGCTATGGACGTCGGATTATAATTGGGTCCACGGCCTCAGACAACATCCGCGCCCTGCGAGTAATTAAGAAACTCGGTTGGGTAGAAAAGACAAGGATAATAGACGGGTGGAGTGATGGCGTAGATCTTATTATTTCGGAGTACAGAATCCATGAGCCAAAGCGCAGCCTCAGCTCCTAGCTACGGAGCGGCCGGAACTCAAGGATCCCGTGCTGCCGGAACTGGCAAGAGTATGCCAACTCCTAGTCAGTATATGCAGCAGAATCCCAATGCCCAAGTAACTCCTGCTTCACCCCAACTTACTCAGCAGATGGCAACTGCGATGCAGGGACTCGGAGGTAAGTCTGGCAAAGGACCTCCCGGCTATGGTCAGGGTCCGCCTGGAGCGCCGCCTCAGGTTCCTCCGGGAACGCCTCCTCCACAGGCTGCTCCACCGATGGCGCAGGGAACTCCTCGTGGCGCAATGGCTCCAGCGATGCCAGCTCAAGGTATCCCTGCTCAGCCTATAAATCCAATGCAG